CTATCACGAAAAAAATGTAAACGGAAAATGGGAAAAAATCTATTGTAATCATCTTAATGATGGTGAACATTGTCCATTGTGTGAAGCAAAAGACGCTTTGTATGAAGATGGTTCTGAAAAAGCGAAAGCTTTGGCGAAAGAATTCATTCCTAGATTATTTTACGTAGTAAAAGGTATCGACAGAGAGAATGAAGATCATGGTGTTAAATTTTGGAGATTTAAACACAAAAGAACTGGTGACGGAGTAATGGACAAATTAATTCCTGTATACAAACTGAAAGGTGCGATTGATGATCCTAGAGAAGGTAGAGACATTATCATTACATCAGGTAGAAACGATAAAGGTCATAGTGTAGTTAATTCTATTATGGCGGACGATGTTTCTATCTTAACAAATGATAAAACATACGCTAACGAATGGATTGGTAATACTGAAACACATCGTGATGTTTACTCTAAAAAAACTAAAGAGTATTTAGATATTGTTGCGACAAATAAAACACCAGTTTGGGACTCTGAACAAAAGAAATTCGTTGCAGAAGAAGACAAAGAAGAAAAAGAAACTGCGTCACTAACTGAAGAAATCAATATGATGAGAACTGAAACTACTACTTCTTTTGAGAGTGACTACAGTTCTGATAATGATGTTGAAGTTTCTAATTTAGATGATGGTGACGAACTACCATTTTAATTAGACTATGGCAAAGAAACCACTAAAGAAAAAAGCATCTGATTTTTCGTCTATAAGAAAGAAGTTTTCCTCTAGTGATAAGTACAAAGAACAAAAGTACTTTGATCTGGGGGAAGCCTTTCAGAAGGCGACAGGAATTCCAGGTCCTGCTATGGGTCAGATTAATATGCTTTTAGGACATTCGGATACTGGAAAAACCACCGCCCTAATTAAAACTGCGGTGGATGCACAGAAAAAAGGTATTCTACCTGTATTCATTATTACTGAACAAAAATTTAGTTTTGAACACGCTAAACAAATGGGTTTAGAAACTGAATATATTGAAGAGGTAGATGAAGAAACAGGTGAAGTTATCGGTTATTGGGATGGATTTCTATTATATAAATTAGGGTTTGATTATATTGAACAAGCCTTTGAATATGTTACAGAAGTCCTAAACGCTCAAAAAAATGGTGAGATACCTCACGACATTGTATTTTGTTGGGATTCTATTGGTACAATACCTTGTCAGATGAGTTTCGAAGGTAAAGGAGGTAACCAACATACTGCGAGAATTATCTCTGAGAAATGGGGTATGGGTATGGCACAAAGAATTACATCTTCACGTAAAGAGACATCTCCATATACTAATTCTATGGTATTTGTTAACCAACCTTGGGTAGAGTTACCTGATAACCCATTTGGACAACCTAGAATACAACCAAAAGGAGGACAATCAATTTACTTATCTTGTGCGTTAGTATTCTTATTCGGAAATCAAAAGAGTGCTGGTATATCGAAATTAAATGCGACAAACAAAGGTAGAAAAGTTAATTTCGCAATCAGAACCAAAGTAGGTATCCATAAAAATCATATGAATGGTTTAGGATACGCAGATTGTAAGATACTTGCAACGACACATGGTTTCATTGAAGACGATAAAAAGGCGATAGATGCTTATAAGTCTGATAATAAAGATTATTGGGCAGAAGTATTTGAAACTGTTGGGGATGATGTATTATCGTTTGATGTTGTTGAAGGTGACGTAATTGAGTCACCAGTCGATTATTCAGATAATTAATTGTTTAACTTTTAATCGACTATGAGTGAGAGTACCGAGTAAGAAAAAAAGAATCCAAAGAACATTATTAGTTGACGGAGACTCGTTGTTAAAAACCGCCTATCATGGGGCTAAGAATCTTTACTATAAAGAAACCCATATAGGCGGTATTTTTCAATTCTTAACTATGGTACGTAAGATGTTAAACGAAAACAAGTTTGACAGAGTATATGTATTTTGGGATGGTACTTTTAGTGGTAGACTAAGATACGAATTATACAAAGAGTACAAGTCCAATAGAGGTAAAGATTTCTACAACGAACAACCACCCTCAGAATTAGATTTATATTTACAAAAAGAAAGATTAATTTCTTATTGTGAAGAGTTATTTATAAGACAATACAGAGATGATATTGTTGAAGCGGATGACTCTATCGCATATTATGTAAAAAACATCTCAGACGATGAGAGAGCGGTTATTATGTCCAATGATAGAGACTTATGTCAACTAATAAATGAAAAAGTTTCAGTTTACGTTATAAACCTTAAAAAGATTGTTACAGAAGAAAACTATTTAGTAGATTTCGATCATCACCCATCTAATTTAAAGTTAATAAAAATGATAACTGGTGATGTTAGTGATAACATAAAAGGTATAACAGGTGTTAGTGAAAAAACACTTGTGAAATATTTTCCTGAAATAATGGAAAAAACTTTGACTTTGGATTATATTTTCAGTAAAATTGAAGAAATACAAAAAGAAAGAAAGAGTAGGTTGAAAACATTAGATAATATATTAAATAAAGTTACCAAAGGTTCACAAAAAGAACTAATATATGAGGTTAACGAAAAGATAATAGATTTATCAGAACCATTACTAACTGAAGATTGTAAAGACGAATTAGATTATCTATTTTCTACATCTATTGATCCTGAAGGTAGAGAAAATAAAAACGTTATAAATATGATGATAGAAGATGGTTTAATGTGGGCGATACCTGGTGGTAGAGATGGTTACATAAATTTTTTACAACCATTTTTATCAATCATAAAAAAAGAGAAAAATTATTATAAAAGTGTAAATGTTTAGATTATGAAAAAGAAGTATAAAAGCTATCCGTATGAATTCCTATTTTTAATTAATGGAAACCCTATTGTTGGAAGAAACTTTCCAGTAACAGACTTTAATAAAGATTCGTTATATTCTTACGAATTAAAAGAAACTATTGATTCTGTTACAGAATTGATAAGAGATTTGTTTAAAGATAAGACATATGATTATATGGATAGGTATTACAATTTCTTCGCAACAACTGCGGAAGAAGAAACAAAACCAGTAGACATTTACGAAAATGAGGACTTCTTCACTATCCAAATAAAAGTTAAAGGAAGAGTAGTATGTCAAAGAATTTTTAGTGGAAATGACTACCCACCAAACGTAAGATACGATGTTGATATAAGAAAAATTATACCAAAAATCATCGAATATTTGCAACAGGGGTTGAGTATGAAAAATTATACAAAAAATTTGTGCGGTTATCAACTTGACGGTATATTTATTAATAACTAAAATCAGATAAAGAATGGCGAAAAATGAGAGTTTAAATTTAGGTTATTTAGGATATAGTTTTCAAGTAAAATTAGTTAAACAATTAGTAGAAGATCATAAGTTTTCAGAGAGTATAATTTCGATTATCGATCCAAATTATTTCGATAATGAGTATATGAGATTAGTTGTTGCTAGTGTAAAAGATTACTATGAAAAATATGAAACAATTCCATCTTATGAAACCATCTTTAACATAATTAAAAGTGAAGTTAGGAGAGAAATTGCTAGAGAGTCCGCTACTGAACTTATAAAAGAGGTTAGAGAATCTGACAATAGAGATTGTTTACACACACAAGATGTTGCCATTAAGTTCTGCAAACAACAAGAACTTAAGAAGGCTACTCAGAAAATCCAAAAAATTCTAGATGTTGGAGATTTTGATAGATATGAAGAGTGTGAAGAATTAGTTAAACAAGCTATCTCTGTTGGTACAGAAAAAGATGAAGGTGTAGATATTTTTCACGCAATTGAAGATGTTTTAGCTGATGATTTTAGAGATCCTATCGCAACAGGTTTGGTAGGAATTGATAATCTTATGGGTGGTGGATTATCTAAAGGTGAGTTAGGAGTTATTCTAGCGGCGTTTGGTGTTGGTAAAACAACATTAATCACTAGAATGGCGAACACTGCGTATTTAGAAGGTAAGAATGTTGTACAAATTTTCTTTGAGGATAATGTTAAAGTTATTCAAAGAAAACACCTTACATGTTTTACTGGAATTGAATTGAGTCAACTAGGTGATAGAAAAGATGAAGTAAAAGAAGTTATCCCTAGATTTCAAGATTTAGAAGGTAATTTAATTCTTAAAAAGATGTCTAGTGATGGTACTACTATTCCACACATCAAACAATACTTACGTAAACTAATTTCATCAGGTATCAAACCAGATATTGTATTTGTTGATTACATTGATTGTATTCAACCAACAAAACAATTCAAAGATGAATATAGTGGAGAAGGAAACGTTATGAGACAATTCGAAACTATGTTAGCAGAATTAGATATTGCTGGTTGGACTGCGGTACAAGGTAACAGAAGTGCAATTGGTGCGGATTTGGTAGAGGCGAATATGATGGGTGGATCCATTAAAAAGGGACAGATAGGACACTTTATTTTATCAGTTGCTAAAACTTTAGATCAGAAAGAAGAAGGAAGAGCAACATTAGCCATTCTTAAATCTCGTTTTGGTAGGGACGGAGTTGTTTTCGATGACATTGTATTTGACAATGGAACATTGACTATCGACACAAGCGAAAGTACAGACGTAACACTTTTACAACACGAAAAAGGACAGAAAAAGAAAACGTCTGATTTTATCGCACAAACGATAGAGAAGAAGAGGAGTTCGGTAAATAATAATTAATTAAATAGGGAAGATTTTTTGATGGTTTAGATGATAAGTCATTAGGGAATTCTCACCCCTAAAAAAAGGAAAAAAGTAAAAAAATGGAGTTATCAAACAAAATTTTATCAGACATTACGGTGTATATGAAATACGCCAAATATCTCCCAAAAGAAAATAGAAGGGAGACATGGGAAGAGTTAGTAACTAGAAATAAAGAAATGCACCAAAAGAAATATCCTAATATTAAGGATGAGATTGAAGAGGTGTATCAGATGGTATACGATAAGAAAATTTTACCATCAATGAGAAGTTTACAGTTTGGTGGTAAGCCGATAGAGATTTCACCTAATAGAATCTATAATTGTGCGTATCTACCTATCGATCATGTAGACGCATTTTCAGAAACAATGTTTTTATTATTAGGTGGTACAGGTGTAGGTTTTTCAGTACAGAGACATCACGTTGAATCTTTACCTGATATTAAGAAACCAAATCCAAACAGAAGTAGAAGATATCTAATAGGTGATTCTATTGAAGGTTGGGCAGATGCAATTAAAGTATTAGTAGAGTCTTATTTTGGTGTTAAATCATCTACACCTATATTTGACTTTTCAGATATTAGACAAAAAGGTGCGTTGTTGGTTACTTCAGGTGGTAAAGCACCAGGACCTCAACCACTAAAAGATTGTATCCATAACATTAAAAAGGTATTAGATGCGAAAACAGATGGTGATAAACTTACACCTATTGAAACACACGATATTATATGTCACATTGCAGACGCAGTTTTGGCAGGTGGTATCCGTAGAGCAGCGTTGATTAGTTTATTTAGTGCAGATGACGATGAGATGATTTCTTGTAAGTCAGGTGCGTGGTGGGAACTTAACCCACAAAGAGGTAGGGCTAACAATTCTGCGGTATTACTAAGACATAAAGTAACTAAAGAGTTTTTCTTAGATCTATGGAAGAGAATTGAACTAAGTGGTGCGGGTGAACCAGGAATCTATTTCTCCAACGACAAAGATTGGGGAACTAACCCTTGTTGTGAGATAGGTTTGAGACCTTATCAGTTCTGTAACTTATGTGAAGTAAATGCTTCAGATATTGAATCACAAGAAGACTTTGAAAAAAGAGTTAAAGGTGCTGCGTTTATTGGTACGTTACAGGCGGGGTATACAGATTTCCATTATCTTAGAGATGTTTGGAAAAGAACCACACAAAAAGATGCATTAATCGGTGTTGGTATGACAGGTATCGGATCAGGTGTAGTATTAGGTTATGATATGAAATCCGCAGCGAAAGCGGTTAAAGAAGAAAATGAAAGAGTTGCTGATTTAATTGGTATTAATAAAGCAGCAAGAACGACAACAGTAAAACCATCAGGTACGTCATCGTTAGTTTTAGGTACATCTTCTGGAATTCACGCTTGGCACAATGACTATTACATTAGAAGAATTAGAGTAGGTAAGAATGAAGCTATTTATACTTATCTATCTATTAATCATCCAGAGTTGGTTGAGGATGAAGTATTCCGTCCACACGATACTGCAGTTATTTCGATCCCACAAAAGTCACCAGAGGGTTCTATTTTAAGATATGAGTCTCCTTTTGAACTATTGGAAAGAGTTAAGAAAATATCACAAGAGTGGATTAAATTTGGTCACAGAGGTGGACAAAATACACACAATGTATCTGCAACAGTATCTTTAAAAGAAGAAGATTGGGAACTTGCGGGTGAATGGATGTGGGATAACAGAAAACATTATAATGGATTATCTGTATTACCATATAATGGAGGAACATACCAACAAGCACCATTCGAAGATTGTGATGTAGATACATATGAATCAATGATGAAGTCATTATCTAGTGTAGATTTAACTAAGGTTATTGAATTACAAGATAATACTAACCTATCTGGAGAAGTTGCTTGTGCAGGTGGGGCGTGTGAAATCGTATAGTTAT